GTTTAAAAAAGCTGCCGTTTTTACGGATATACATTTCGGTTTAAAAGGCAATAGTCGTGTACACAACGACGATTGCGAAAAATTTGTAGATTGGTTTATTGAAATTGCAAAAGATCATAGTTGTGAAACAGCTATTTTTTGTGGAGACTGGCATCACAACCGTAATTCACTAAATCTTACTACAATGGATGCTACTATTCGTAGTTTAGAAAAACTTGGTGCAGCCTTTGACAAGTTTTACATGTTTGTAGGCAATCATGACTTGTATTATAAAGACAAACGTGAAGTAAGTTCAACTATATTTGGAAAACATATTCCCGGCGTAACATTTGTAGACGAAATCTTGCAAGAAGATGATGTTGCACTAGTTCCTTGGCTTGTTGGCGATGAATGGAAACGTATAGAGAAGTTACAAGCCAAATATATGTTTGGACACTTTGAATTGCCTAGTTTCTATATGAATGCTATGGTACAAATGCCAGATCATGGTGAACTAAAGAGCGAACACTTCAAGAATCAAGAGTATGTGTTCTCAGGACACTTCCACAAGCGTCAAAAGCAAGGCAAGATCCACTATATTGGTAATGCTTTCCCACACAACTATGCAGATGCTTGGGATGACGACCGTGGTATGATGATATTAGACCGTGAGAACAATGCGGAACCAGAATATATCAACTGGCCGGACTGTCCAAAATACCGTACAGTCAAACTATCACAGTTGATTGACGAAAAAGACACATTAATTAAACCAAACATGTACCTTCGTGTAACATTAGACTTGCCTATTAGTTATGAAGAGGCAAGTTTTATTAAAGAAACATTTATAGATCAATATAAGTGTAGAGAAATTACATTAATTCCTCAAAAACAAATAGAAGAAATTACAACGGATTTAGACATTGGCCAATTTGAAAGTGTAGATCAAATTGTTGCTAGTGAAATTTCCGAACTTGACACTGAAAACTTTGATAAAAAGATGCTATTAGACATTTACAATGGATTAGAACACTAATATGATTAAACTAAAGGATTTAACCGTCAAAAATTTTATGAGTGTAGGTAATCAAACCCAAGCTGTTGACTTCAACAATGAGCAACTTACTCTTGTGCTTGGTGAGAACTTAGATCAAGGCGGCGATGACAGTGGATCACGCAACGGTACTGGCAAAACTACGATTATCAATGCTTTAAGTTATGCATTGTACGGTCAAGCACTAACTAACATCAAAAGAAACAATCTTATTAACAAGACTAATTCTAAAGGTATGTTAGTTACACTACATTTTGAAAAAGATAACATCAACTACCGCATTGAACGAGGTAGATCGCCTAATGTACTCAAGTTTTATATAAACGAACACGAGCAAGACCTAACAGACGAATCACAAGGCGATAGTCGTAAGACACAACAAACAATTGACGACTTATTAGGTATGAGTCATGATATGTTTAAACATATTGTTGCACTAAACACATACTCAGAGCCGTTTTTAAGTATGCGGGCTAATGATCAACGTGCAATTATTGAACAATTGTTGGGCATAACACTATTAACTGAAAAAGCAGACGCACTAAAAGACCAAATACGTACTACAAAAGATGCAATTACCGAAGAAACTCTTAAGATAGAAGCTATTAAAACAGCTAACAGTAAAATCGAAGCAAGTATAGAAAGTCTTGTAAGTAGACAACGTGCATGGTTATCAAAAAAAGATGCAGATACTAGCAAACTAGAAAAATCAATAGATGAATTAGAAAAATTAGATATTGAAGTAGAACTAGATGCACACGAAAAACTTCAAAATTGGACAGAGTTAAACGCAGCAATTACGGCTCTTAATAAAGAAAAAAGCACATTAGAGAGCGCAATGTTACGTGCATCTAAGAGTGTAGAAAAAGCAGAAAAAGACATCGGAGATTTAGAAGATGCAACTTGTTATACTTGTGGACAAGCACTACATGACGATAAAAAACAAGAAATCGAGTTAATAAAAACAAAAGAATTAAACGATGCTATTGCTTATCAGTCTGAAGTAGCCGAAAAATTAGAAGAAGCAATAAAATCATTAGAAGATATAGGCGATCTTAACGGTCGACCTAATACTTTTTATGAATCTATTAAAGAAGCATATGAACATAGAAATAATGTTGACAGTTTAAAACAAGCACTATCAAATAAACAACAAGAAATTGATCCGTATCAAGATCAAATCGATGAATTAAACACATCTGCAATACAAGAAATAAATTGGGACACAGTAAACACTCTGACTAATTTTAAAGAACATCAAGAATTCTTACTTAAACTACTAACAAACAAAGATTCGTTTATACGCAAAAAGATTATAGATCAGAACCTTGCATATTTGAACAATAGACTAACATATTATCTTGATCGACTCGGACTTCCTCATCAAGTTGTTTTTCAAAACGACCTAAATGTTGAAATTACGCAACTAGGACAAGACTTAGACTTTGATAATCTATCACGAGGTGAAAGAAACAGACTGATATTGGGTATGAGTTTTGCAGTCCATGATGTTTGGGAGAGCCTATATCAAAATATTAACTTGTTATTCATTGATGAATTAATTGATTCGGGTATGGACACTGCTGGAGTTGAAAACTCACTAGCAATTTTGAAAAAAATGACTAGAGAACGCAGTAAAAACATCTTTTTAATTAGTCATAAAGATGAATTAGTAGGAAGAGTTAATCATGTGTTAAAGGTAATAAAAGAAAATGGATTTACATCATATGCAAACGATGTAGATATTGTAGAATAATGGAAGACACTCAAGACAAACTAGTAAAGGCTTATCTAGTATATTTTAAGGCAAACGAAAAATTTGAAGCTCGTAATTCTGTGCGGACTCATAGATATGTAAGAAAATGTCTTAGAGAAATTAGAGAATTAGCAAAGACACGTATGGAAGAAATACACGAGACGCATAATAAAACTAGGAAAATCAAAAAAGATAATATTTAACATAGGCTTCGGTAAGTAAGTTCATGCAATGGACTTATGAAGGAAAACAAATTGATACAATACCAGACGAGTATGAAGGATTTGTTTATCTCATAACTAATCTTACCACTGGGCAAAAGTACGTAGGCAAAAAACTAGCAAAATTTAAAACTACAAAACCACCTCTCAAAGGCAAAAAAAATAAACGCAGAGGCTACAAAGAAAGCGATTGGAAGGACTATTGGGGTTCATCTGATAGACTCAACGCTGACGTTGAAGCACTAGGCCCAGAAAACTTCACAAGAGAAATATTATACCTATGCAAAGGCCGTGGAGAAATGTCCTACATAGAGGCACGAGAACAGTTTGACCGCCGTGTATTAGAGAGAGATGATTATTACAACGGTATTATTAATGTTAGAGTTGGCGGATCAGACAAACTACGACAGGCATTGCTAGAACATAGCATCAAGGCAAAACAATCCAACACATAAGGTTGGCGGGCCAGACTAGAAATACCGCTGTGGAAAAAGCATCCGTATAGGAGCACACGTAACACGTTAAGCGGCGTTCGGTAGTAGAGCGTTTGATTGACGTAGACTGATTGTTGGCTGTCGAAAAACTGCACATTGTACATAAAAACCGTATGCACTAGGAACGAAGCAACGGGTAGCGAAAGCGATGTCGACGTAGGTTGGGAAAGGTCAGAGCCCATTGTACAGCAGAAAACACCTACTTCCAAGTCTCGGCTGTGGCGAACTCACATGAAGCTATTTTGAGACAGGCTGGAACCGTAACAGGTTCCGTCTGACTGAAACAATCTACATGAAACTTAAACATTATTACTTCGTAATAATGTGTTTCTTCATAATAACTTATATCAACAAACGAAGTATGTAGTTTGAGCGATAGCGAAAACTTAATTCGCGTAGCGAATTACATAAATATGTTATAGGAGATAGTACGTTATGAAAATTATTGACTTAGATGAATCAACTTTAAATGAATTTATCCCTTTGACTAAAAGAGGTAGAGCATTACGTAAGGCAGAGAAAAAAGGTGCTGCTGATATGCAAGCAAGTGTTGATAATCTAAAGAATGAATTTGGATCATATCTTGGTGCTCAAGGTAAACGTGTTAAAAAGGCAACAACTGATGATGTTATTGCCTTTCTTAAAACAAAAAATGTAGACACTAGCGATATTGGTACTAGTGATCCAATGACTCCACAACGCTTAGATAATATTTTTAAGGTCAAAATTCAAAAGAAAATGGCAGGGCAACAAGTTACACCTAAACAAGATACTGCTCCTAGTGATGATAAAGTTACATCATCTCCTAAAACCAGTAATTACACACAGGCAAAAAAGCTTGCTATAGGTTTAAATGCAAAAGAAAAACGTAGACTTGCTGATCAACTTTTAAAAAGTATTAAAACCCGTTAAAAGAATGGCAAGCCGCTTTTCTTTGTAGTTTCCATATTATCTTTTACTATATCGCTAATGAGCATTTTATCTTCGTGAGATAAATTATATGCTTCTTGGAGAGTAACGCCGCCTCTCATGTACCAACAGATTTTAAGTAGTTCGCTTTTTATTTGTTTTTGATGACTTTCGATTTTTTCAGTTTCTTCTAGGATCTCACCTACGGTTAAAGGCAAGATCCTTATGCGAAAAAATTTGATTGATCAAATACTATAGGCAGTGTCCATTCAGCAGGAGCACCTTCTGCTATTTCTTCATCGGTGCTGTGAATTTCCAAAGGTTTAATACTGAATTTTTCTTTTTCTTTGGTTAAATGATCCGACAGTTCTTTGTAAAAACTTTTGTCAACATTTTCTATGAATTCTCTTATGTGATCAGGGTTAGTAACTACATCTTCCCCTACTTCAATTTTCACAACACTTTTAGTAATTGTAAATACTGTTAGTTCTGTGAGCTTTCTAAAACTTTGATTAAACTTTTTAATCTTTTCCATGTCTGACATTTCGTCATCATTTACAAGATTAAAAATACGTTGTTCTTCAAATGTTTTCATACTTGCTTCTGTGAATTCTTCATAGGTGAGCGGTCTTAGATGAACAGTCATACCGTTAATTTCTAGCACATTATTAAAATTATTGGTTACCAAAGTGTTTAAAACTTGTCTAAGGTCTAGTGTATAACTTTTTTCTATATCTGTATTAGGTACTGTGGTAGTTATATCCATTTTGTCGCCATAAGTGGCTAATCTTATAGCAATCAAGATCGTATCGAGATCTACACTTGGCATTTTCCATGCATTTTTTATTGCAGGAACACAACTTTCTACAACACTTACTGTTGCTTCGCCGTTTAGAAGAGCATCTGGAGTTTTCATAGTAAGTTCGTCTTTAGCAGTCATAGCAAACACAGGTAATTCACCATTGTCTGGTATATCTATAGTGCCTTGCGGCCAAAAATTGCCTTTGCTAGGCAATGTAATGTAAACTTTAGCTTGTCTAAAGTATTTTTTTAGAGGATTTTCCTCGTGCTGCGCTGGGTTAAATTCTGCCATGATTGTCTCCGTATAAATACAATTATAAAAATATGTATCTATTTTATTTATATACGTAGTTAATTGGAAATTGTTGATTTGGCTGAACAAGTAGAAATTAGTAATGTAGGCAATGACGGTGTTGCTAGTGAAGCAACACTACTTAATCTTCTCGCGGCTATGGAAGCACTTGGAGGAGACAAAGGCAAATCTGCTGCTGCAAAGGCACAACGTCTATATAACAAAGCACAAAAAGACGGTATAAAAATTATAGATACAGAGCGCGACAAACGCAAAGATAATAGTAAAGAAACAGGTGAAAATACAAAGAAATTAAAAAGATTCGGTGACGCACTAGCAGATGCAACAGTTTCTGGAATTTTTGCAGTGGGTGCTTCACTTAAGAATTTTGCCGCTGAAGTTCTTATGGGCGGAAATCAAATGGGAGATTTTGTACAGCATCTCCCATTGGTTGGCGACTATCTTGGGTTACTTACCGGATATTTTCAAAACAGTGTAGATACATTTAGACAGTTAAGTGATGTTGGTGCAGGCTTCGGTGGAGACTTGTTTGCAATGAGACAAGCATCAGCAGATGCTAGTTTATCATTAGAACAATTTGCATCAATGGTTGGAAATAATTCTACTACTCTAACAATGTTAGGAAGCACAGTAACTCAAGGTGCTCAGCGTCTAGGCTCAATGACCAAAGAACTGCGTAGTTCGGAACGTGGCCTTATGCAACTAGGCTTTACTCAAGAATCACTTAATGAAGGAATGGTAGACTATTTAGAGAATCAAGCTCTTGCAGGACAATTAAGAGGAAGAAGTGATAGATCGCTTATTGAGGGCGCACAAAACTATCTCACAGAACTAGACAAGTTGTCGAAAATTACAGGAAAAAATCGCAAAGAGCTCCAAGAACAAATGAATCAAAATGCTCAGGCTGCAAATATTAACGTACTGCGGGCAAGACTGTCAGGCGAAGCACTACAAAATTTTGACAACAACTTGGCTCATCTTACAACAATGGTTCCTGGATTAGGAGATGCATTCAAAGACTTGTCTGACGGTATACCACAAACAGAAGTAGGACAAGTTTTAACATCTCTTGTTCCAGGTTTCAAAGAACTAGCCGAAGCAAATGCAACAGGACGTATCAGTCAAGAAGAATTTCAACGAAGACTTGCACAACTTACACCTCAGATTACTCGTGCGTTTGACTCAATGGATCCTGCACAAGTGCAAGCACTTATGGGTAAAGAGGGGTTTGATGGTCTACTAGGATCACTTGCTGAAGTGAGAACTTACACTCAGCGCCAAACAAAAGCTGCTGCTGCCGCAGCCGAACAAGCAGATGCAGATGCAAAACGTCAGCCTTTAACAGCATTCCTTACAAACTTTGAACAAACAGTACAAGACGTAAGAAGCAAATTTGAATCAGCGTTTATTGACAGTAAGGTTCTTGATTTTATAGGTACAGAACTAGCCGCAGGCACAGGAACACTATTAGATCAAATTAACGGACTTGCAGATTCGTTGCAAGAATATTTAAGCGGTGACGATTTCAAAAAAGATTTTCAAACATTTAAAGATGCAATAAATGACACCAAAGAAGCAATCAGCAATTTTATGGATAATTTTAGAAAATTTGATCTAAAAACTGCATTGTTTGGTGCAAAAGCAGGTGATGAAGTAAATGGAGAACCTTTAGAACAAGATGTGCAAGGATTATTCGGTGGAGGTGAAGGCGGCGGCCTAATGTCATGGGTCATGGATGGTATTAAAAGTTCAATATCCGGACTGTTAAATTTTGATATAACTTGGGATGATATAATTGTAGGCGGTATAGTAGGACTGGGAGCACTAATTGCTGCTCCT